CGTCCTCGAAGATGGTCTCGACCTGGGCGTGAGTCAGGACGGGGAGCTCCTCGGTGGTAGCGGAGCCCTCAAACACGTTCTTGTGAGCCATAGTATCCTCAGTTGTGTCGGAATGGGCGGTGTCCTCAACCTCTTCGGTCTCCGACTCCTCCGCCTCTTCATCTACGGAATCGACAAGCTGTCCAACGATGGCGTAAACCGCCGTCTTCTGCTCCTCGGTCATTCCATCGAAGATCTCCCCGAGAGTGGGGTCGTCCTCGTCGCCCTCAGCCTCATCGGCCTCCGGCTCCTCCTCAGCGTGCTCGACGTCGTCCGCCTGCTCCGCCTCGAAGTCCTCATCCTCGTCCTCATCGCCGTGAGAGACGAAGTCCAGCTGTGCATCGGTATAGATGACAGCTTCAATCTCATCACCATTGTCACCATGCTCGATGGAGACCTGGTCAATGAGTGCGCCAGGGTTGGCGCCACGGAGCACCAGGCTTACCTCGACGAGCTCGCCGTGGACAACGTCATTGCCCTTAGCGCGAACGTGGGTGGCGTAGATGCTCATCGCCTTGATGTCGCCGTTCTTGACCATCTCTCGAGCGGTCCGGCCACGATCGGTGTTGTTCAGATGGGCGTAGGCGTAGACCCCATCCTCTCGGACCTCCAGGTCGGCGTGCCCGAGGACGTTCTCAACGTCGCCGTGCTTGTGCTGCCAGACCAGAGGTACGGTCTTCCCATCGTACGCCGCGAATGCCCCGTGCCGGATGATCTTGTTGTCCGAGCACCGAACATCATTCTTCGTGGCGTAGCCAGAGAAATCGCACTTAACTGCCATTTTGACTACTCTCCATCAGTTCGGAAATTGGTACCTCCGATGCAGGGGTCTCGTCGACTGGCTCTTCACCAGGCGGCTGTTCTTCGCCCATCGGATTGATGTTGGAGTTCACCAACTGGTTCGCTGTCTCGTCTTCGGACTGGGCCCAGCCGAACTTCGGGCGAAGCTCATTGGCGGTACCAATCTCATTACGCTTGACAGAGTCGACCAGTTTGGACATCTCCTCCAGCGGGACATTGAGGAACGGATCCTCGATCGCCATGATCCGCTGACGCTGCGTTCGGGCAGTCTTGGTAAGGAAGGTCCGGGTGATAGCATCCGTGATCGCCTTCAGAACTGGACGAACCGTTCGGTTTTGGTAGTTCAGCATCTGTCGAGCATCGGCCTTGCCGGTAAAGACGTCCTCAGTCATTCCGAGCTGGTTGTACAGCTGGGTAGTGAGCCACTGGATCTGACTCATGAGGTTGTTCTCGGAAGGTCGGTTCAGCTGAGTGATTCGCTCTGCACCATCGGTGTAAGCGATACCGTACTGAGACCCTGCGAGCTGTTCCTCAATCGCCTTACGGCGTGCCTCGGCCTGTTGCTTCTTGAGCTCAGTCTTGACGACGTACGGAAGCTGAATGATGATGTCCAGCTTGCCGGATCCAGACTGCTTATCAATGGCATCGAGCAGATGTAGCTTCTGCGTCAGTCGCTGTAGAGTCGAGCTAGGAGCATTCATCACACTGTACAGAGGATTCTGCACAATAGCGACGAATTCCTTGTCAAGCGTCAGCTGCTCTCGCTGTCCAGTTTGGTCATTGTATACCTCTACCCGGACGTGGCGAGGATACCAGTTCAGGATCGTTCCGATGCGCATCGACTTGACGTCGTAGCCCTGGGTCATATCAGGGCTCACGTCCGTATCGACAGGGACGATCGCTACAGCACCTTCCTCGAACAGAGTCAGGACGAGATCCTGGAAGAATCCCTGTCCGGTCTGATCAATGTTGGCACTCAGAGACAGACAGTCATCAAGATAACTACGGTAGTAGCTCTTGAGGTTGCCGTTCTCATCAGTCTTGACGTGTCGGATCGGGACATTTGATACGTCGATAGCAATCTGGTTGTAAATGCTAGTGACAATCGTCTGATCCCCGACAACAGGCCGGTAGTTCAGGTTCGGATTTCCAAACGTCCACGATCCATACTCGGGTGTGAAGTTCTTCTTGTCCGGAGACCTTGTGAATGCATTCCAGGCGTGGCTCAATCGGTCGGTTAAACCCATTTCACCTCCTTGCTCATTCGAATGCCTCCTTGTTGATCTTGTATGCCACGAAGGCATCCATCAGAGCAGCTACTGAGTCAATTTTCTCTTCCGAGCGTTTCTTCAGCAGCTTTCGGTTACCGTTGGTATCCTCAAGGGTGACGCAGTTTCCCATGGTGAAAGACATGAGTTCCTGGTCGAAGATGAGGAGTCGCTCGGCAGCCAGCTTCTTCAGTTCCCCAAGTGGGACCGATTCTGTCCTGGCTCCCTGAATGACCTTCTCAATACCATATGGGCCGTTCTCCTGCTCCCACCGGGTTACGAACTCCTTGGCGTTGTACGGGTCGAACCCAAATGCCGAGACGTCGTACTTTTGTTCATCGATGTACTGGTCTAGATCTTCATAGACTTCCATCATGTCCAGGACGGTACCCTCCATGACTCGGAGGCTTCCTTCTTGGATGAACTCGTCATACTTCTGACGCAAAGCACCAGGCAACTTCATGAGCGTCAGCTCAGAGATGTATGCTAGTGTCTTTACACCGAAAGCCTGATTCCTGAGTGGGAATAGGAAGGTGAATGCACAGAAGTCATCACCCTGGGACAAGTCTGCGCCCATAGCACACTGCATGTTCCAGAATGTGTTCTTCCTGTGCGGGATCGTCTCCTCGTAAGTGAAGAAGTACGTGTATCCCTCCATGGGGATCCCGAACCTCTTGGCGAGGATGTCGTTTCGAGCGGCAGGAGCTTGCTCCATTCGATCGACGTCCTGCTGGTACCGATCATAAGAGACAGTGATGCCGATGTTCGGCTGGGCTTTCACCCACATAGCAGGATCTGCTACTTCCTTGATGTCGTCAAGTCTGTAGTAGAAGATTGAGATGTGAGGGGCGATGTATTCGCCCTTCAGTATTTTGAGCAACTCCATCTTCATGGTGTCGCCCACCGCATTGCGGATGGTTCCCTCAGACGAGACGGCCAGAATGACCGGATCATCAATCTTTGAGGCGCCCTGCTCAAGTGCTCCGACCACGTCCTCACGGATGTCGCCGGAAAGCCATTCATCCACCGTACAAACCTTGGGTCGAAGACCCTGAAGCTTGTCGATGGACATGGGGCGGACCTCGAGAAGGGATCCAGTGAGGAAGTTCTCCACACCCTTCTTCGTCGCAACCAGCTTCTGGCGGTTAGCCCTCGCACCAGTTGTATTTTGAATAGATCCCTCAGTAAGGAACTTGTACAGCGGACCTCGGGCTCGAGTGATGGCGGTCCTGAAGGGACCCATCACCTCTTCAGCCTGCTTCATGGTCGGAGCCGTAGCAATCTGATGCGTCGTTGTAGTGTCAATCACCAGAAAGTAGTTCTGGATCAGAGACATATACATCGACTTCGCTGCTCCACGAGCAACGATCAGATACTGCTTGATTGTTAGGCGCTTCTTTACGGTTTTGGTCTCATAGTGACCGCCAACACCGTCCTCGTATGGGACGAAGACTTGGCGATCCTCGAAGTAGTACCATCCAAGGAGCTGTTCGGCCCATAGCTTGAAGCTGTCTAGAAGGTGGAGGTCGGCTCCGTCGGACAGAGTAAGCTCGTTCTCGCAGTATGCGATGAACCCTTCCACGGCTTGGTCGTCGTAGTAGTATTCGGGATTGGCGACCAGTGCGTCAATCCGGTTCATCTCACATGAGATCTCTTCGCATACCGGAATCTCGCCTCGGATGACTGCGTCACGAAACTGCCCGTAGTATTTTGGTACTGCGGTGTTCGAGAGCATTACTTAGCAGTGCTCCCCGGGTTACGAGGATACCGCTTCTTCTTTGGCGAGGGCTTAGTCTGCTTAAAAGACTTCGGCTTCTCGATCTGCTTGCGTTCAGGAGCCTTCTTTAGAGCGGGACCGCCAATAGACTTGGCTTCCTTCTTGGTCTCCTCAGCCACGACAGAAGCTGCCTCAGCGGCTTCCTTAGCCTTCTCCGCTGCCTTCTTGAGAGTCTCGGCTGCGGACTTCCCTTCCTTGCCGGTATCGAACGACTTATCGAAGGCCGTCTTCATAGCCTTAGTTGCTGCGTAAGTACCAGCCTTAGTCAGAGAGTTCTCGAGGATCGATCGAGTGACTTCACGACCTCGAACCAGGTGGCGATCGGCCTTGAGCTCCCGATAGCGTTTCTCTTGCTCCAGCCGCTTAATTCGAGACTGGAGCTCGGTGTCGCTAATCTTCTTGTATCCGCGGTTTGCGAACTTCTTTCGGGCCTTAGCGGCCTTCTTGGCTTCGACCTTTCCGGCAACTCGTGCGTCATGAGCCTGTTTAGCCTTTCGAACGCTGGATGCCGTCTTTCGTGAAGCGTCGACGGTAAAACGTCCAGTCTTCTTGAGGGCCTTAGCTGTTGCGACACGTCCGGCGGAAGCCTTCTTACGAATGACGCCCCATCGCTGGCCCTTTACACCGTGGTGTACGAGGTCTTCTACCTCTGCTTCCCCTCGGTCTGATAGATCAGTCGCCATGCTGCCTCCTCGATCAGCTTCTGGTATGCCGATACCAAGAAGGAGTTCCCCGGCGGGTCGAAGAACAGCTTAACCTTCATGGCGATGTAAGATTTGATTGCGGCCTCGTCGTCGATCTGGTCGAAGACGGTCCAGGCCGTATCTTTCTCAATCGGGACATCGCATTTTGGCCCCAATTGTGCGAGATCCATCCGTGCAGTGTTGATATGCATGAGGATCTGGTCGTCGAAGACGTCATAACTCGGCATGATGCCGATTGCCTTCTTAGTATCTTCAAGAATGGTTCCCATTAGATCCTCCAGGGAGCTTGATCATTCGGTCGACGCTCAACAACTCGTGGTGTCAACCTCGATCGGTCTCCGAAGTGTATCGCGTTGTGGGTATTCTTGGTTGT